TGTTTGTGTATTAACATCATTAAATAATTAATACAAATATATTATACGAGGAGGATAAAAAAATGAATTTATTTGCAAGATTAAAAGAAATTGATACTAGATTAGCTGAAATTCGTAATGCATCTAGTAATGAAATGGATGTAGAAAAATTAACTACACTAGAAACTGAATGTGACACACTTCAAGAAGAAAGAAAAATGATTCAAGCTAAATTAAATATCTCTTCAAAGACTGAAATGAAACCTGTTATGGTAGAATCAAAATCTCAAAATCAAGAAATGTTAGAAAAGCGTGGTAAAGATTTTATTGAAGGACGAACTATTAAAGTATCTAGTGATGAAGTCTTATTACCAAATCACACTGATAATTCACTTGCTCCTTATCCATTTTTAGAAGCTAGTGAAATTATTGATAAGGTTAAAGTTGTTAACTTAACTGGTGGAGAGACCTATACTAAATCATTTGTTAAGTCAAATGGTATGGCAGGCTTAACTGAAGAAGGTAAACCTGCAACTGAGACTGAACCTGGATTTGGTTATGCAACTATCTCTAAGGTAAAAGTTACAGCTTATACTGAAATTACTGAAGAGTTAGAAAAGCTACCTGCTATTAATTATCAAGCTGAAGTTATTAAAAATATTAATACATCTTTAAAGAAGAAAATCTCTCAACAAATTCTTTTAGGTACTGGAGAGTCTAATACATTTACAGGTATCTTCTCAGATAACGCTGTTGCCTTAGCAGATCAAGCACCATTAGAGCTTAGTGAAATTACTGATACAACTTTGGATGATATTGTATTTGGTTTTGGTGGCGATGAAGCCGTTGAAGGTGGAGCAGTCTTAATTTTAAATAAGACTGATTTAGCTAAATTTGCAAAACTTAGAACAAGTGATGGAAGAAAAGTACATGTTATTGATTATGTTCAAAAAACAATTGATGGCATTCCTTATGTGATTAATAGTAATTGTTCATCTTTATCTAATCCTGCAACTGCGGATGGTTCTTATTGTATGGCTTATGGATACTTACAAAATTATGAAGTACCAGTATTCTCAGCAGTTGAGATTGGTAAATCAACTGATTATAAGTTTAAAGATGGCATTATTTGTTATAAAGCCTCAGTGTTTACTGGTGGTAATGTTGTAGGATACAACGGCTTCTTAAGAATTAAAAAGAAGGCTTCAGTATCTAAGGCAAGTCAAACCTCATCAAAGTAGGTTAAACCGATGGTCGTTTAAAGGTTGATGGAGTTTTCTGAAGCTTAACTAAGTAAGAAAGCACAATGAACAGAAATGAGTATAAGTAAAAAGGTACAATGAAATGAAAAGAGTATGAGTATGATGGAACAATGAAAGGAAATTGAGTAAAAGAGTACAATGAAAGAAAAGCGAGTAAAAAAGTACAATGAAATGAACGTGGAGAAAAGGAACAAGGAAACGAATAGGGGTTGACCGCAAGGCTTCCCCGAAAGGAGTACGAAGGTACAATCAAAGCAAGTAAAAGTAAGAAGGAATACTGAAAGTGAGTACGAGTAAAAAGGAATACTGAAAGAAAGTACAAGTAAAATGGTACAAAGAAAAGAAATGAGTAAAAGTAAAATGGAACAATGAACAGAAAAGAGTATAAGTAAAACGGAATAATGAACAGGGATACGGAATGTATGTAAAGAAAGGACGTTGTGTATGAACATAAGAAATGATGACGATTTCTTAATTGAAATCAAGAAGGCTTTAATGATTCCAGCAATGGATACATATGCAGATAGCGAGATAAAACTACATATTGAATCGTGTTGTCAATTGCTTATTTCGATAGGCGTTGATAAATCCACAGTATGTAGTGACAATCCTCTTGTTAAAGGATTAATCTTGATATATGTAAAGACATTCTTTGGCTTCAAAAGTGATGGAAGTGTTAAGGAATTGCCTTCTAATTTTGAGCTATTGGTACGCCAACTTGCTCTTAATTCGGAGGAGTCCTAATGTTTCCTAATTCTGCCAATGTAACTCTCTATCTCCTTGCCATCGTTAACAAGTCGGATGCTTTAGGAATAAGGTGTCCGACTATAAATTTTAAAAAAGAAGTAATAGGATGTATGAAATCTATTACTGCAACTGAGTATCAAACAAGCGTTGCTTTGAATGTGAAAAGTGAAATAAAAATAAGCCTACAATGCTTTTTGTATTCTGGTGAGAAATTTGTTTTATTGAAGGGTGAAATCTATAAAGTAGATAGAACTTATCAAAACGGACAATTCATCGAATTATATTTATCTTTAAGTGATTACAAGAAGGAGGAAATTCTAGATGCCACTATCAATAGATAAAAGTGTTTTGAAGATCTCTGAACTTGTAAGTGAATACACTAAAGATGTTCAAGAAGAAATTGTAGAAAGGCTTAATCATACAGCTGATGAAATATTAGCTTATATTAAATCTAATGCTCCAAAAGGAAATAGCACTAATCACTTAGCTGATTCATTTGTTAAAACTAAAGTTGGAACAGGAGTTAATCAAGTCATTTATATCTCATCGAAAACTAAAAGTAGATTGGTTCATTTAATTGAACTTGGATTCAGACATAGAAGTGGACGTCATGTTGCTGCACAGCCTTTTATGAGGCCAGCATATAGTGAATTTACACCTGAAATGCTTGAAGATATTAAAAAGATTATAAATGGAGGATAGCCTATGACATTAGAAACTATTTATTCCATTCTAGATAAAGTTTTAAAAGACAAAGTATTCTATGCAGTAAATGTTTATGACAATGAAGAAAATGCTCCAATGCCATACATCGTTTACCAAGAAATAACTAAAAAGCCAAAGGGATATCATGACGATGTTCCTATTTTTTATGTTTCAAGCGTTCAGATTACTCTTGTCACAAAGAAAAAAGACCTTACTCTTGAGGAAACTTTAGAGAAGGCATTATTAAAAAACGGATTAAGTTTCTCGGTTTTAAGTGAAACGCATAATAGCGATAAATCAATAAATCGAGTTTATGAAATTGAAATGGAGGATTTTTAAATGGCAAATAATATTGTAACTTTTGGCCTTAAGAATGTTCATTATTCTAAGGCTACATTTAATCCTGTTGATGGAACTTGGTCGTTTGCTACACCAGTTGCACTTCCAGGAGCACAAGAGTTTTCAAGTGATTTAATTGGTAGCTCAACACAGGTTTATGCTGATGATCAAGTAGTGGCTACATTAATTCAAAATGCAGGTAGAACGTTAACCTTAAAACTCACTGAATTAATTGATGAATTCAAAACTGATATTTTAGGTTATAAGAAACTTGATAACGGAAACCTTGTAGAAATTGTAAATGCTGAAGTAGTTACTTTTGCATTAGGTTTTGAATTACAAGGTGATGCTAAGGCAAGAAGAACTTGGTTTTATTTATGTACTGCCTCACCAATTAATGAAGCAACTAAGAGTAAAGCTGATTCAGTTGAAGCAAACTCAATCTCTTTAACAATTACAGCTAGACCTATTGCTATTGATGCAGATAATTACACAACACATATTACAGCTTCGAAAGGAGACGCAAACTATGCGACATTCTTAAGTGTTGCACCAGTTTTGCCTGTGCTAAAATAATGGATAGTATTATTAAGATTGGAGGTCGTGAATTACCAGTTCATGCCTCATTAAAAACTTTAATCGATTACAAGTCTACCTTTGGTACTGATTTGTTTGAAGATTTAGATAAGATACAAAATATTAAAAGCGATTCTATTGGTAGCTTATCAGGAGTTATTAATACATCGTTCCAAATTATTTATATCTTACATAAGCCTTATGCAAAAGAGAAAACATTTGTAGAGTTTATGGACACTTTTGAGTTTGGAGTGTTCCAAAGCACTGAAGCTATGAATGAATTAACTGGTGTATTTGGCTTACTCTTTCCAGGGACAAAAGAGAAAAGCAAAAGTCCCAGAGAAAATAAAACGGAAGCATCAAGCGACTAGTAATATCATATTTAATTTATCTCAAATGGGCATCTCACTATCGGATGCCTTTTTGATTGAGATTGATACTTATTTTGAGCTTGTTGATTTATTTATGGAGTCAATAGGAAGAAGTGAAAGCTCATCAAGAGAGGCTACACAATCTGACATTGACAATTTTTTACTATAGGAGGTTAAGTAAATGGCTGAAACAATAAAAGGTTTAAACATTAAATTAGGACTTGACGCTACTGAACTTAACGAGTCCTTAGGTAAAGTAAGAGCGGAACTAAAAGAACAACAAGCTGACCTTAAAGCTATTAATCAAAGACTTAAATATGATCCATCAAATGTTGAACTTTGGAAGAATAAACAAACTAAATTAAATGAGGTTTTAGATTCTACAAAGAGGAAATTAGAACTTCAAAAACAAAAATTAGAAGAAGCTAAGGAAGCAGTCAAAGTTGGTGCAATAAGTGAATCTGAATTTAAGAAACTTGAAAGAGCGGTAGAGTATGCTGAAGCTGATGTTTCAAAGCTAAATACCGAGCTTAAAAATACTAGTACTAAAATACTAGAACTTGGTAATGCTAAATGGGATAAGCTAGCAGGAGTTGGCAGTAAACTTACAAAGTATGTAACTGCTCCTATTGTAGCTGCAGGTACAGCTTTATCCGCTCTTTCTTATAAGTCACTTGTTGCATCAGATGACTTAGCTGATACTGCATCTAAAGTGTATCTATCGGCTGAGGCTTTCCAGGAATGGAGCTATGCTGCAGAGATTTTAGCAGTAGATCAAAACCAATTACAAAAAGCATTTGTTAAGGTTAATGCTCTTTTAGGAGATATAGCAAATGGAAGTGCTGATAGTGTTAATGAAAAGTTAAAACTTATCGGTTTAACTAGTGAGGATTTAGCAGGTCTTAATACTGATGAAGCTTTCATGAAAATTAGAGATGCTCTATCTTCTGTAGGTGATGAAGCCTCAAGAACTGCGGTAGCCAATGAAATATTTGGAGATAAACTAGGTGCTGAACTTACTCAGGTAATATCTGCATCAACAAGTCAAGTAGAAGATCTAAGAAATGAATGTAGAGAACTTGGAATTGTATCAAATGAAGATGCTGAAAAAGCCGGAGAATTTACTGATGCCATTTCAAGATTGAAACAAGCATTAATAGGACTAAAAAATGAACTTGCTCAAGTCTTACTTCCAGTAATGAATAGTCTTGTTTTAATGATCACAAATAAGATCGTACCAGCTCTTAATAAGATGCTTAATTGGTGGAATAATCTATCAAAAGGTATGAAGGTGTTTATTGGGATGCTACTTGGAATTGTAACGGCAGCAGGGCCAGTCTTAGCTATCATTGGTAAACTGATACCTTTGATTTCAAAAATTAAGGTAGGACTCAATGCTTTAAAAGGAGCAATTACAATAGCTGGTGGAGCAATTAAGGCATCGACACTTGGTATTGTAGGTCTTATTGCAGTTCTAGCAGTTATCTTACTTCAAAATGAGAAGTTTAGAGAACTGCTTGGTAATATTATAAATATCATTTCAAAACTACTTAATAAAGTAATGGGCTTTATTCAAGAAATCGTTAATTCTTTAATGCCAATTATTAAGACGATAATGGATTTAATAAATAAAGTAATTGATATGTTGGTTGAGGTTATAGATAAAGTATTACCTCCACTTGAATCAATTATTAATGTGGTTATTGGTTTGCTTGAAAAATTAATGCCTTTAATTAAGAGAATTCTTGAAGTAATAACTTCATTAATTGGCAAAGTAGTAGATTTGATTACGACAATATTAGAACCAATCATGGAGGTTCTAGGTGTAGTTATTGATTTAATTACTGATCTAGTTGATGTAATTTTAGAATTAATAAATGCCGTTTTAGATCCTATCATGGATATTTTAAACGTCTTAGTCGATATTATCGAAGTAGTGGTTTCTTTAGTAGGTGATGTAGTTAAGATTTTATCTTCAATTCTAAAACCAATCTTAAAAGTTATCGTTATTTTGTTAGAACCTATTATTAAGGTTTTGAAAATTGTTATTGAGCTTGTTTCAAACATTATCAAATTATTAGAACCTTTAATTAAAGTATTACTTACACCATTAGAATTACAGCTTCAATTAATTAGTTCAGTTTTATCAGCTTTTGAACCAATTTTAGAGACAATAGGAAATGTCATTGAAACAGTTATATCCCCTGCATTAGAACTTTTAAATACATTATTAAAACCTATTTTAGATATTTTAAATTGGATAATTGATGCAATTAAATGGCTTGCAGATAATCTATCAAATATCTTTGAAGGAATAAGCGATGGTGTTTCTAATTTTGCTGGTGGAATAGTTGATAAGGTATCTGGTGTAGTTGGAAGTATAAGTGAAAAATTTAGTGGAATGTTTGGTTGGCTTAAAGATAAATTTAAAGGCTTTACAGGCTTTCTTGGTGAGGTTGGAGAAAACATTGGAAACTTCTTTAAAGGAGCAGTTGATGGTGTGAAAGGAACAATTGAGAAAGCAACTGATGCAGTGTCAGGTTGGGCTAAAAAAGCATGGGGTAATGTAAAATGATGGTTTAATTCAGTTGGAGATTGGTTTAGTGATACTTTCAATCTTAATGGAAATAAAACATCTAATTATTCAACTACAAATAATAACCAAACAACAAACAATGTAACAGTAAATACTTCATCATCTGAATTCGATGTTGATTCAATAAATAAAGCGTTAGGAGGTGCCTATTTATAATGAGAAAGTTATATCTTGTAAATGAAATAGGCACTACCTATTTTTTTGATTATAGGTCATCTTCATTGATTTCAAGCATTGGTAATCTTGGAGTTGAAAAGCAAAATACTTATGTAGCTTATTCAAATAGATATACCTGTGTTGAAATTAAAAATCCTCAAACATCACTTGATTTTGAAGTTGTATTTTTAAATGGCTATAATGGCTATTCAAAGTTCCTTGATTTTATTAGATCTTCTAATGAATTAAGGCTTTTTTATAATAATGGGAAAGATACAAAATATGCTTATGTTTCATTTAAATCAATAACCAAAACTGAGCTTCAAAGTAAGACGATTCAAAGTGCATTATCTTTGGATAAATTATCTTTATGGCTTAATAAGGTTAATTACCAAATATCAGTTAATGAAGATGTAAAAGGTAAAACATTCCCATTTAGTTATCCTCACGTTTATAGTTCATCATACAATGGTGAAATTTATGTGAAGAATAACGGAGAAGTAAAAGCTCCTTTAAATATCATAATTGCTGGTGCAGTTAATAATCCTAGAGTTGATATTCTCGATGGTGATACGATTATATCTTCACTAAAGATTATGGTTAAATCGGATGATTGCATTATAACTGTTAATTCAGATGAATCAGATCAATTTATAACTATTACTGAAAATGGAATAACAAAAAATGTTTATCAAATGCAGGATTTCTCATGTGATAATTTTTTATTCATTGATAAGGGTGAAAAGAAGATAAGATTTAGTCCTGGAGTCAATGCTAAAACTACTTGTAATATTCAGCTTCTTGAAGGGTATGGTGGTAACTAATGGAAGTAATATTTTTAGATTATTTAACTTTATCTGTACTTGATTATGGATACGCTAATGATAATTTTACGATTATTATTGATAATGTCATACCTCAAAGTTCATCTTTTGAAATCAATAAAGAAGCAGTTAACGCTAGTGTAGGAGATTACCTTATCGTTAAAGATAAGAAGATAAACTACATAGGAATTATCACTTCAATTGATTTAAAAAATCATGTTACAGAGGTTAAAACAAAGGATTTTATATCAATTTTAGATTATAAGATGAAGTTAACATCATATTCTGGCAACTTATCAATTTACCTTTTAAATTTAATAAAAAAAGCTTTTATTTCTAATTCTGATTCACTTCAAAATATGAGTTATTTAACAATTAGTAGAGATGCTGAAGTAGTAAATGGAGCATTAACATTTGAAGAAGACACAGTAGATTCTATTTCAAGTGTTGTTTCAACCTTAAATAAAGCCTACTCAATTGGTTTAGTTTATAGCCTTGTTTATGATAATGGAAAGATATCAGGAATTGACCTTCATATTACAAAATGTAAAAAAGGAGTGACCTTAAAATCTAGCATTGCCTGTATTAGTAATTTAGTGATTACTGATAATAACACGCAAGCAGTAAATAAGGTCACTTTTTATCCTAAAGATTCAAATGTCACATACAAAACTACAATTAATTATTATCTTTTCAAAGATGGTACAATTTCAAATCAAAACGATAATACAAAACGTTATAAATCAATTAATTCACTAGCTAAAACTTATTCTGATAGTGACTATAATTCTTTATACACGACCGCTCAAAAAGAGATGTTAACATCGTCTCTAGAGCATTCAATTACATTCGATTATTTGGTAAATAACAAAATCGCACCTTTATTTGATGTTTTAAATGTAGGTGATTTTATTGAGTTTATTACACCAAATAAAACATATCAAACCATGATTACAAAGATCACATTTAAAAGAAACATACACACTGCGAATGTGACTCTTGGTGAATATCGAGTTAGTTTAACAGAAAAAATTAAGCTGCTTAGCAAAAAATAAGGAGGTCTTAAGATGGCTTTAGTAAAAATAACATTCGATGGTAGTAGCGTATCTTCAAAACAAGATGCCGATATCAATTATCATTTAACAGGTCTAAAAGCAGATGGAGTAATTAGAGGATTGGGTGGAGAGCTTGCTGTATCAGCTTCTAACAATTACATAACATTTAAAAGTGGCTATGTTCAAATTTATGGTAGAAGATTATATGTAGAAGCTGGAAGTCAGGTTTATATTTCTTTGGATTCTACAAAGTATGGATACGTTATTATTCAGGTAAATTTATCAAATAATACTGCAACTTTAACGAAGGTTGAAGGCACTAAAATTCCAACGCTTACACAGCAAAACCTCCATAATACTGGTATGATTTATCAAATGCCTATAGCAAAATACTCAAAAACAACCACATCCTTGACTCTTGATTCAACCTTCAAACCTAACTATATTGAGACACCTTTATCAGTCGCCAATAGCGGTTATCAAGATGCAGTGAAGTATGTTGATAGTCGTTATGGCTTTTATGTTAAGAGGAATTATGGCACTTCAAACAAATGCACAATTTATCTTAATGATGACGAATATAATACCTATAATTCGACAATTTTCTTTGTGAAATTAAGTGTAGGTATAATGGTTGCAATTCCGGGAAATGGAGCAAGCGGAATGTCAAATGTCACGATTGATTATGTTTATGGTGGAACAAATCATACTCTTGTACTTGGTGCTTCATCAAGTGAAAAGGCATTGATTTTTACCTGCAATACAACATCTCATTATGTCAAAATGGTTTACGCATATAGATAGGAGGATTTAGAAATGGAGTTTATTAAAAATGAATTTATAGATGATGAAGTGCTCTTAATGTATAGATGTGGTTCATACGCTTTTAAAACTTCAAATGATAATAGTGATGAAGATTACATCGTTGTTTTAAAAGACTTCAAAGGAATGACTCATAGAACAAATGGAAAGAAGGAATATTTCATTTATGGCCTTATAGCTTGGAAAAGTAAGATGGAATTTAGTGATTCTTACGATGAATATAATGAAATCTTTAATGATGAAATTATGGCATTTCCAGATAATCTTCTGTATATGTCTGAAACTATAAGACCAGATGCAGAAAAGTATATAAGTGTATTTCCTTCGAAAATAAAGATCTGGTGCAAGAAAATATATTCTTACTATGATTTCTTTTACTCTAATAATTTTATTGAAAAGAACATGTACCACTTAATTAGAATCAGAAGCATTGTTGAAAGATACAAGGTGACTGGTTCTTTTTCTTTAGAGCTTTCAAATGAGGTAAAAAAATGGATAGCAAAGTTCAAAACTGCACCAGATAAGAAACTTTATAAGAACGAATTAAAAGTAGCACTAGATTATTTTAAAAAGGAGGCTGGGGTTTAATGGATGCAACAAATATCGTTTTATCAATTATAAGCATTGTAGGAACAATGTCATCTATTCTTTTTGCTTTCCTAGCTTTCCATAGAAACAACAAAGGAGACCATAAACAAGAAGGAAAGAATGAGGGTGTTCTTATTTCTGATGTTGGCTATATCAAATCATCAATAGATCGAATTGAAAAAACACTCGAAAAGCTAGAAGAAAAATATGATGACTTACATTCAAGAATTATTAAGATTGAACAAAAGGTCGATGACCACATTAAAAATGATTCAATTCATGTGAAAGGAGACAAATAACCATGAACGAAATTTTAATCAATATTATAAGTGTAGTAGTAACATCAATTGTGCTTCCTTTACTTTCAATAGCAGGAGCAAAATTAGTACAATTAATCAATTCAAAAATTAACAATAACAAAGCTGCTAATTTCTTATCTACAGCAACTACTATAATTATTAATGCTGTTAGATCAGTATTTCAAACCTATGTTGAAGCTTTGAAGAAAGAAGATAAGTTTGATGAGGCAAGTCAAAAGCTCGCTTTACTTAAAGCTAGAGATATTGCACTTAATCAAATGACTGATGATGTTAAGAACTATATCACATCAACTTATGGTGATTTAGATACTTGGATTAATACCAATATTGAGGCTACAATTAATATTTTAAAAAATAAATAAGCAAAAAGAATTCTGACTTTTCAATTAAATATATTCATTTTTATACATTTATTTGCATGCATTGGAGATAAATTTGTTTTTTAGGTGTATTTGTGTTAAAATATTATCAAAAGAAGGGTTGTCTAAACTCTAAAAAAATTAAATGAACTTTAACATTTTCAAGTCGATTCAACGTATTGGGGGCGCATATATGGAAAGAATGAAAAATACATATTATTTGAAAATAATTAAGGCAACTTTAATTATGCTCAAATTATCTATTGATTTAATGCTATAACAACTATGTTTTTTAATTATGTGGAGGAAAAAATGAAAGGAAGAATTTTTGCTTTATTAAGTTTAACTGTTTTACTTTTTGCACACTTAAGTGTTAGTTCAGAATCTCACAATACTATTTATTCAAATGATGCTCCTAGACTAGAAAAAATAAATCAAAGTTATTATATAGATGGGCAAGAAGCATTGGAAGTTGATACAATTATAAATAATGATAGTAGTAATTATTCAAAAAGTATAATTGAAAGTAATGAACAAGAATGGAATATCGCAACTAAAAATTATACTAACAACACTTTACAATTTATAAATTTTGATCAAAATCATTATTCATATAGGCAATTTGCATTTGATTCAAATAATGCTAGCAATTCAAAAAAGTCTATAAGTAAAAATGTTCATTCAAATAATCAAACAAAAATAATAAACACTGATGAATCATCTTCTGTTACTTCAGACAATATTGTTGGAACTGAAAAATGTAATTATTCAATGAAATCAATAATAGGTTCTGATGATAGACAATTGATTTCTAACCCTAATTCATGGCCTTATAAAGCGGCTGGACAATTAGTTATAAAATATGTTGTTCAAAATAATGTCACTGGGAATCAGGATAATATGTATTTCATTGGAACAGGATTTTTAGAAGGGTCCGATTTGTTGGTTACTGCCGGTCATTGCTTATATGGTGATGTAACAAATAGTGGCGATTACGAAGACCATATAAATAATCCACGTTTCGCTGATGAAATTTATTATTATCCAGCTCGAAATGGAAATGTAGATCCATATGGTGGAGTCAAAATTGAACGTTCATATATTGAAAAAGAATATTATTTAAATCAACAAAAAGATTGGGGATGTTGTAAATTATCTAATCCTATAGGTAATCAAACTGGTTGGTTTGGTAAAATAAGCAATTTTTACGAAAAAAATTATGAAATTACAACATTTGGATATCCAGGTAGCAAAAATGGTTTTATGTATAGTTCTACAGGAATTATGACTAAATTTGAAGATAATGGCTGGTACTATAGAACAAATTTAGATACGGAAGGTGGACAAAGTGGTTCACCATATAGAGTGACAATAAATGGCAATACATACGTTTGCGGAATTCATACTTATTCTGTAGGAAATTCTTATACTGGTGGCATTAGAATTGATAGTTTTATGTTTGCTTTTTTCAATAGTTTTGTAACTGGAGATAAGGTTTATCAAATTAAACCTACAGATTATAACTATGCTGATGCTTATCCTGTTGATTCATATACTGAAAACACTTTTGTAAGCCATAGCCTTGATAATGGCTTGGATTTTAGAACAAGAAGATATAGGACAGGATATATTCACAACGAGTATATTGTTATGTCATCTATTCGCAAGGGAATTCCTAAAAACGAAGCAATGATTGAATATTCATTTAATTCACCTGTTACACGTATTGAAGTAGATTTAGCTTATTGGCGTTCGGTTTCTAATGAATGGTTATCCAGTTCAAATGGATCGGCTGTATTGCAAATTAAAAATGGTGAAGGGTGGTCTAATAAATTTGATTTGCTATCAAAAGAAACAGCCTTACCAACTAATAGAAGCAATCCTACAACATACACAATTGATTTTGACCATCCTGTTTATGTTTTTAGATTTTTTTGTCATTATAATGGTACGTCAACTCTAGATTCTAACCGTGGTAGGATATGTATCGGCAATATGAATGTATGGATGCAATCAGAAAATTATATGCCTCTAAATGGTTCTGAGTTGGAATATAAACCAAGCGAATGGAATAATAATAGTATGAGTAACTACAATTGCTATGCATATGCTCTAAATACAAAACTTCATGGTTTTATGCAACCAGGAGCAAGTGATTCAAGCTATAATCCGTATGATTCAAACTATTTAACAGGCTCAAAACTATATGAATATGTGCTACTTGATGGACAAAACTACAATTTTTCATTTAAACCCATTGGTAAATATGATGCTTGTGACATAGGATATTATAAGGTAGCTTTAGTAATAGCTCCAAATCGAGATTATCATTGGTATAGGCAAAATTATGATGGAACATGGTCACATAAGCCAGGTGGAACAGCTGTTACAGATCTTGATCGAAAAGGTAATCTTATTTATGATCCTGAATCCTGTGATAGAACAACTGGCTTTCCATCGTATTCTGAATTTGTAGGTTTTTATCAAGTTAATGTGAGTAATATGATTTAATGAGGAGAATAAGTATGAGAGTAATAAAAAAATGTCTATTCTTAATTATAGGATTATTATCAATTTCTTCTTGTGGAAATAATATGGAGGGTAATACATTGAAAAATCCTGAAATAATTGAAAAATATAAAGAGTATTATCAATATGGAGAAGCTGCGAAAGGCATAGAAGTTTATGCTTGGAAAGAGTCTTCCGATTGGTTTTGCGTCTTAACTGGTGGTACCAATATGCTAAAAACCACTTATGAAATAAAAAAACTACAAGACGATTTACCATGTCCAATCAACACTATGAAAGAAATATTGAAATCTTATAATAAGACTTTTGCTATTCCTTATGTTGCTAGGGTATCAAATCCTCCAAAAGAAGAAGAATTAACTCATAATTTTGATGTCGATACGTTAAAATCGGATAATGAATTTCTCGAAATTCTTATGAAACTTGGTATATCTTCTAAAGACTATTTTAATCAGAATTCTAATTATGAAAACAATAGTAATGAATCAAGTGACAATAAAAGTGAAACAGATGAAACATTTTTGGTTAAAACTATACCTAATAGTTTCACCTTTCATGACTCCGTGTATGTTGATAAAAATATAAGAGTTGATAATAATCGAATAGGACAACTACTTGGTTATATTATCCGTCAGGATGACATTGATGATTTTTTAAAGATGTATCCAAATAATGAATATGTGATTTATGATAGTGTATTCGATTATTACAACAAGAATAGGGTTCCATTCTTTAGCATTAAAGATGATGATGACTTGAAATATATTTGTTGTAATAATGAACTGTATGTAAAAGAAGAAATATATGTAGAATAAGAAAATTATGTAGTTTATAAAAGATTTATTAAAACAAATTTTGGATTTAAAAGAGTACGTAGTAAAGAAGAGGTGGAGTAAATACTAAGATGCTATGATTCATTAGAGGCATCTGTTCATGAAATTCCAAATGCCAAGCTTTCTGTTCATACTGCATGAGGATGGAATTCGTAAAAGAAAAGAATAAAGTCTATACTTGCAAAGAGTGTGGAAGAAAATATTTCATTAAATTTTAAATTATATAGCCTCTGGGAGTAAAATCCTGGAGGCATTTTTTGTTTTTAGTGATATAATTATAAAAAGGATATTGACAGAATATTAGTTTAGCTATATACTATTTCGATTTAGTGATTTAACTGCTAGATGGGTGGCTTGGGCAAAGAAAGGATAATATATATGAGCGATTTTGAATATGTTACAAGAAAAGAGTATTTACCAGTTAAAAAAGAATTGATTGAACTTATTAATTTAGTTCAAGATGAAGTAAGAGATTATTTTACTTTTAGATTTGATTTTATTGGAAGTGCATCCAGAAATATGATTACTCGTGATAATGATTCAAATGTTGGATATGATTTTGACGTAAATATTGAAGTAAATGACGCTGATAATAATTATTCAGCTAAAGAATTAAAGAATAAAATAATGCAAGGATTTAACAAACATAAAAACAAATTCAATTATGACTATTGTGAAGATAGTAAGAGAGTAATTACAATCAAAGTCAAAGATAAAAGAAACTCAAGAATACTTCATAGTTGTGATTTTGCAATAGTTAATAATTATGAAGATTCAAAAGGATATCATCAGCAATACGTGCATTTTAATAAAAATCAAAATACATATGAATGGCAAGAGCAGCCTCAAGGCTTCTATATGCTAGATGAGAAAATTGAATGGATAAAGGATAATGGATATTGGCAAGAAGTACGAGAGAGGTATCTGGATAATAAAAATGCTAATACCAATCCAAATAAAAAATCGAGATCAATTTTTGCTGAGACAGTAGCTCAAGTTTATAATGAATATGATGAATAATCCGAAGTTTTAAGCAGGTGATAAAGCATTTATTATTGAGTCATCTATATTTGTTAAAGAAGTGTATATAATAAAATTTACTGGAGGCTTTTGCTTAGTAAGATATCCTAATGGCAGAGGTGGCTACCGAGTAAGAGAATCAAGACTTTATAGAACTGAAGCTGAAACTCAACTGGTTATTGACTATAATAAAAATAACAAGTGATAATTGGTATATTTGAACTAAAATGCAAAAAAAATAATGAAAATGTTTTCATAGGTGTTTATTTAATGATTTGAGAAAAAATGCTCTTAATTGAGTTGTTTCAAAAATTTAAAATAAGCTCCTTTTTCTTTTTTTCTCAAAAATCAAGATGTGTCATCAGAGCCTCATTTGACAAAGATAAAATATTTGCTAAAATCGAATCGAATATTGAAGTACGGATAAATAAAATTCAGAAAGCAGGTGTTTTAAATGTTAGAGTTAACTAAGAAAGAAGGAAAGGCTCTTGTAGGTATTTTACATACTGAAATCATTGAAACTGAAGATCTAGTAAATAACGAAAATCAAAGTAAACAAGATAAGAAAGAACTAGAGAAATATTTAGCTGTAGTTAAAAGCATTTTAGCCAAATTGGAGCAATGCTGAGACAATTATGAAACAAAAATGAGACTGTTTTAATTTTTTTAAAAAAGTTTAAATTTTTTGTCGAAATTTGCATTTCAAACCACTATATAATAAGTGAAAGGAATGCAAAATATGATATTAGAAAAAGACAACTTACCAAAGTATAAAGGTGGTAGATTCTTCTGGGATAGAAGAAAATTAATGGATGGAACGATTATAACAAGGGTATATGATACTGAGCATGGTTATTGCTTAGTAGTTGATAATCATTGGGATACTGTTATAAGGTTAATTCTTCCAAACAAAAAATCGCTACAAAGGGCCTACAAAGGTTTTTATTCAACAGGCGAAGAACTAATCAAATCAGTGTTTAAAAGCGAACCTGAGGCCTACTGTTTTAACCCTGAAAGGGCTGATATGGAACTTGGTGATAAGGTATGGATACTTCTAAAAAATATGAATGAAATCGAATCAACAAGAATTGCTTTTCTTGAAGATGAAAGTTTAAAAGATTATGATTCAGGAATTATTTATACGGCTGATGAAATATCAGTAGTACAAAGAAGAGTACCTTATGATTTAATTGATGATCCGAATTTTTTTAAATTTTGTGGTAGATAATATGTAATTTTTGAGGCATTAATTTGCCTCTTTTTTTGTTTAATGGATATAGAAAGAAATTCTCAAAATAACGAGAATTCCTTAGGTAACAATGCAATAAATTTCATGATTTTGCATACTTAAGATTTAGTTTGTTTGCATTCTTGATATGTTAAAACGGCTTAACTATCACGTTTTTTTAAAGTAAGGTTGCAAGGATGCATTATTTTTCATAAGTATGAATTTTAATATAATTTAAACCTTAAGAGTGCAATTTTTTTAGTTATTCTGCATTGTTGATGATTAAAAGAATACTTTTAACAAGATGTTTATCCCTTGAATCAAGGTTATGGTACATACTTAATATAACATTATCTTCATCCTCATTAATTGTTGATTGTTTGAAGAAATCACATAATGAAATATCTAAGGCTTCACATAAAGTTTCAATAGTAGTAATGGTTGGATTATTTGTGCCTTCTATAATACTGTATAGGGTTGAGGAAGTTAATCCTGCCTCAACAGCAAGCCTATTAACTGACCAATTTCTTGCTCTAAGTAGCTCTTTAATTCTTGTAGCTACATCCATTAAACTCACCTCCGTGATGTATATTACCTCTAAGTAAATTTAAGGCAAGTTTGTAATATTACGTAAATATGGAAAACAACTTACGTTTTATCGTTAACAGAAAATAATATTGGCATCGTATAATAGCATTATTGGAGGTGAGATATTGAAATCAACACTAAAATTAAACAATTATGGGAGTGTAAAAACAAGAAAAATTGAATGGCTTTGGAAACCATATATTGCACTTGGCAAAATAACAATTTTGCAAGGTGATCCAGGAGATGGCAAATCTACACTTGCTCTTTTACTTGCATCAATTATTTCAAATGGAATTAATGATTATAAAATTGATGGATTAAATGTAAAAGGAGCATCAAAGGTTATTTATCAAGCTGCTGAGGATAGTCCTGAAGATACAATAAAACCAAAATTAGTTAAATTTAATGCAAATACAAATAATATCCTATTTGTTGAAAATGATGATTTGATAAATTTAAGAGATTCAAGTATTGAAGATTTAATATATCAGTCACAATGTAAATTGTTAATATTAGATCCTATTCAATCTTTTTTTAAAGATGGCGATAGTATGTATGGTATGAAAAATGTCCGTGAAATTATGAATAATCTTATTAAAATTGCTAAAAAAACCAATTGTGCATTTTTATTAATTGGACATTTAAATAAAGCCTCAAATACAAAAGATTTGTATAGAGGATTAGGAAGTATTGATTTTACTGCAGTAGCAAGAAGTATTTTATACCTTAAAAGGTCGGAAGTAGATTCCAAATTAAGAATAATGTATCAAATTAAAAATAGTATTGCTGAAGAAGGAAGTCCTGTAGCATTTAAATTGCAAACTACAGGTTTAAAGTGGTTAGGTAAATTTGAAGAAGAACCTTTAATGGATGATATGTTGCCAAAAGATAAAATATCAGAAGCTAAAGAATTAATAATGAATTGCCTTCAAAATGAAGATATGATTTTGGTTTCAACAATTAAGGAATTGGCTAATGATAAAAATATATCTTTAAGAACATTAAATAAGGCAAAAAAAGAATTAGAAATCGCATCAGTTAGAAGTAATGATAAATGGTATTGGAAGTTGTAGGTGATGTATGTTATGTCAACTGAGGAGGAAAAACAAAAAGTAAGGGAAAGACAAAAAGGTTATAGGACCGATGAAATAGTTGTTATTAAGGCAGCTGAGCCTGTGAGTTTAAGGGACACAAGAACGGAATTAAGAGTGTGTGCTTATTGTAGAGTATCTACTGATAATATTGAGCAGACATCTTCGTTTGAACTTCAAAAAAATTATTATGAGGAGTATATTGCTAAACATGATAATTGGAAGATGGTAGATATATTTGCTGATGAAGGTATATCAGGTACCTCAATGGCTAAGCGTGAAGGCTTTAAAAGAATGATAAGAGAATGTTTGGCTGGTAAAATTGATTTGATTGTTACTAAATCAGTATCAAGATTTTCAAGAAATGTGGTTGATTGTATTGATACTATTAGAAAATTAAAAACAATGAATCCATCTGTTAGAGTCTTTTTTGAGAGTGAAGGTATTGATACCGGAGATAGTTCAAGTGATGTAATGTTAAATATTTTAGCTATATTTGCTCAAGAAGAATCTCACACAAAAAGTGAAATAATGCAATGGTCAGTTGATAATAGATTTGCAAGAGGTAATTTTTTAACGCCACGTTTGTTTGGATATAACATTGATCCAGATAAGCCGGATAGATACATTATTAATGAAGAAGAGGCTAAGGTGGTAAAACTTGTTTATTCAATGTATGTCACAGGCTATTCTCCAAATGAAATAGCAGTAACAATGACTAAGCTAAATTATGTATCGAATATTAAAGGTGATAGAAAATGGACTGCAGGTGTAGTTAATAATATTTTGAATAATGAAAGACGTTGTGGAATGATTATAGCAAGAAAAACATATACGCCTGATTTCACTACTCATAAAAGTAGGAAAAATATTAATCAAAGAAACAAATATCAAATGAATGAGCACCATGAAGGTATAGTCGCAGTTGAACTATATAAAGAAGCATTAAGAATAAAAGAAATGCGTAAGCATAGAAATTATGATTTGATTCCATCTTTATCGGTAATAAAAGAAGGAGCTTTAAAAGGCTTTGTGCCTGTATCAGTTAAGTATTCAGGATTTACTTATAATAATTATTTATTTGCATCAGAATTTGCCTACACAAAGGATAAAAATGGGAATATTATCAAAGATAAAATTAAACCAATTTATAAAAATGATTTAAGTAATTTTGATTTATCTGATTTTGAAAAGGTAGATTCACAGCTTTTTTCAACAGTATCTCAACCTATGTGTTGGTTTAAATATAATCAAATGTATTTTAATAGAGCCTGTATAGATAAGATGAAAAATACGCAATATATTGAATTGCTATTTGAACCAACTGAGAAGTTATTAGCCATTAGAAGCTGTAATGAATATGATGATTATGCTATCAAATGGGGAGTCGAGAAAAATGATAAATTAAGTCCGATTACTAAGACAAGCTCTGGTATTTCTCATGTTCTTTTTGATTGTATGGAATGGAATGAAGATTATAGATATAAAATGATTGGCGTTAGAAGAACTAAAAATAATGATTCAATAGTAATTTTTGATTTAAATAATGCTGAGGCAATATGTAGAGAAGAATTAGAAAGTGAAAATCCTGATGAAGTCATATCAAAGATTACTAGCTATTATGATGAATATCTATCGGATCATTTTGGTAATAATTTTTATGATGATATTTATACTATGCGATTATATATGATGGATATATTAAAAAAGTGGAATCTTGGAGCTGAGTTAGTTCCAATTGAAGACCCTAAAGAGTGGCTAATAGAAGCTAAAAAGTGTGTTGAAGAACATTTATCAAAATTGATGGAGGAACAGCTAGATGTCTGATGAAATTATATTAAAAACTGAAGATGTGTCATATGACGATGATGAAGATATTGAAGAAGTCGATGACTTTGATTATACAGGATATGAAGTAGTAAGAAGAGAATTTTACGCTCATCTATACGATGCAGCAGTTAATTTTAAAAATGATAGTATTCAATTTAATACCGCTTGTGTTAATAAAATTAATGGCTTGTATATACATTTATTAGTTAATCCTACTGACAAAAAAATGGTTATCAAAGAATGTGATGAGGATGCTAAGGATGCAGTAAGATGGTGTAGAATTAGTAAGAAAACCGGAAAGAAAGTACCAAGAAAGATATTATGTAGATTATTTGCATTAAAGATGTTTGACCTTCTTGGGTGGAACGTTAATTATAAATATAAACTTCAAGGAAATTTAATTAGGAGTAATGATGAACTTTTAATCGTTTTTGATTTGACTGCTACTGAAATTTATACCCCAGTTGAAAAAGATAGCGATGGAAATAAAATTAAAAGTACACCATATTATCCAGAAGGATGGCGTGAGTCATTTGGATTACCAGTAGATAAACATCAAAATGCCTTAATCGTTAATTTGCTAGAAGGATATGCAAGACTTGAAGTTGCTACTAAGAAAAAGGCTAAAAAGAAAAAGGAAGAAGCCACAATACAACAATCATTATTTGATTTAGAAAATGGTGGTGGTTCTAATGAAGGAAAGTAGAAAAATAACTACAACCTTAACGTATCTTAAAGGAACTGTAAGGATTTCAATTAATACATTAGAACTACTAGGAGAACCAAAATATATAGCTTTACTGATTAATCAAAATGAAAGAACAATAGCGTATATTCCATCAAGTAAAGCTGATAGAGCTGCCTTAAAAGTGAGATATGCCAATTCTACACTTACAGCTGGAAAGGTTGTATGCTCAGTTAAATTTGTTAGAAAAGTTTATAAATTGGAAAACTGGGATTCAAATTTTAGATATCAAATCACAGGTAAATACTTAGAAAGTGCAAATTTAGTTTATTTTAGATTAGAAGATGCTCATCAAGTTTCAAATGTAACAAGTGAAGATGATGAAGATGACTATATAGACCCAGAATATGATATTAGTTTAAGAGGAGAATGATGTAATGGAAGATACAAATCAAAATGCTCAGTTAATAGATTTAAGGGCATTACGTGAAGAAAAAGGATTAAGTTTCAAAGAAATTGCTGATGCAATAGGAGTGACTGAAAATTTTTATAGAAAAATCGAAAGAAAAATTGTGTCATTAACTGCTCCAATTGCTGAACGGATTTCAAATTATTATCAAATGACAATTGAACCATATTTTATTGATCCAAAAACAGTAGAAGTAAAACATAGAGAAAAGAAAGCTGAAGAACCTAAAAAAGTACTATTAGAAATAACATCTAATAATTACTCTCAAGCAAAATCTTTAAATGATGTTTTAAAAAAGAAAAATATGTCTTTAGCTAAACAATTAACTAGGCTTTATAAAACTTTAACAGATATTGAGCAAGTTATAAGTGAAGCTGAAGTTGATTCAGAGGAGGATTTATTCTAATGGAAGATGAACTATTTAATTCAATACCTAAGATAATACTTAAAAATGATGTACTCAAAATAAGGACTATAACTGATAATGATGGTACTACTTTATTTAGTCTTAGTGATATTTGTAAATTGCTTGGAGTTTGTAATTCAACCTCAAATAAAGAAAAGTTAAATAAGGATGATAGATATAAGACAACTGAAAGTGGCAAGAAAATTTATGTTGGTGTAAATAATGTTATTAGATTGATATTTCAAGCTAAAAATGACTTTTATAATGAGCTAACTGATTGGTTAAGTGATAAGGTTATACCATTATTATTTGAGGCTGGTATGATTGAAATTGTAACCAATGATAAAGTAGAGGAAGAAAATGAAATTATTGAAAGCGAAGATGATTATTTGGATGATGAGTCATATCGTATGTTAAATAAAGAACTTAAAAGCCAAAATTTAATCTTTGGAAAAGAAATAATAAGAGTGTCTCAAGTCTTAATGGAAATACAAAATATAATTGATAATGCTCATGAAGATATGACCAAGGTTCATAAAGAATTGCAAAATGGTGGAATTTAATGGAGAAAATAGGTGCAAATTATTTAAGAAATTTAAGGCAAAAGAAAGGTAAAACATTAAGTCAAGTATCTAAAGAATGCAATATAAGTATTAGTTATTTAAGTAAAATTGAATGTGGTGCTCTTTCAATTTCTGAATCTATGGCAAATAGATTATCAACATATTATGGCGTTACAGTTACTCCTGCTAAAATAGTTGTGTCGTATGAAAAGCCTGTAAATATTAAAGAACCAGAATATCGAAAAATGAATACAAAATTAAGAAAAGAAAATCAAATGCTCAAATTAGAATTACAAGAAATCAATAAAGTATTTGCAAAACTTAAGGGTACTTTACTTCAATTAACTAGTCTTTTAGAAGAAAAATGATGAAAATGTTTTCATAGGTGTTTATTTCCTAATTTTAGAAAAAATTGGTGTAATTCATATCATTCTAAAATTTAAAATAAGCATCTTTTTTATTTTTTCTCTAAAAATGAAAAGACACTAAGTTAGCTCATTTGACATATTAAAATTTAATGTTAGAATAGCATCGAATATTGAAACGCAGATAAATAACATTTAGAAAAATGGTGCTTTTATAATGGATTTAACCAAAAAAGAAAAACATGCTCTTGTTGGTATTTTAAAGACTGAGATGATTGAAGTTAAAGATTTAATTGCTGATGAAGAAATAAGCAAAAAAGATACTAACGAATTAAAGAGATATTTAACAACCATTGAAGGAATATTTAATAAATTGAACTAATGATCTAGGTTCCAAAATAGGTAATTCAACTTCCTTTTATAGTCGTAAGGAGTTGAACCCTATGACTAATGAAGAAATTAGAAAAATCTATGAATTAAAGAATCAAGGATATGGTTATAAAAAGATAGCAAATGAATTAAATTTATCAGTTAGTACTATTAAAAGCTATCTTCTAAGACATAAAGATGAACCAGCTATTAGCTATTGCTTATATTGTGGAAGAAAATTAGTTCACACGCCTAAAAAGAAAAAGAAAAAATATTGTTCAAGTGAATGTAAGAGAAAATATTATAAAGCTCATCCTGAATGCTTATCTTCAAATAAAAGAAAAAGTATAAGTTGCAAGTGCTGTAAAAAACTATTTATTTCTTATGGCTCATCGGCTAGAAAATATTGTTCTCATAAATGTTACATTAATGCTAGGTATAATCTAGGTGGTGTTCACTATGAATAGAGAACATTACGAGCAATATTTATCTTCATTAATGGTATTTAAACAAATGCTTCATTTGGGTTTGTTAAGTGACAAAGAATATAACAAAAGTGAGAATCTCCTTGCTAATAAATACTGTATCAACAAAGGTAATTTATACCGTCAAAATGACTTGATAATAAAGGACTTTAGAGTGATATATGTAATGGAAAATAAGGAGGTTCAACATGGAAACGAAAGTTACTAAAATTGATGCGTTGCCTAAACTTGAAAAGAAATTAAGAGTAGCTGCTTATGCTAGAGTATCAAGTGAAAAAGATGCAATGCTACAATCATTATCTAATCAAGTCAGTTATTATAATAATTTGATTAGATCAACTGAAGGATGGTCATTTGTAGGTGTTTATGCTGATGAGGCTTTAAGTGGTACTAAAGATACAAGAGATGAATTTCAAAGATTAATTAAGGATGCCGTTGAAGGTAAAATTGATTTAATACTTGTTAAATCTATTTCAAGATTTGCTAGAAACACAGTTACGATGCTTGAAACAGTAAGGAAACTTAAAACAATTGGTGTGGATGTTTACTTTGAAGAACAAAACCTTCATTCATTAAGTGGAGAAGGGGAAATGGTATTAACGTTCTTAGCATCATTTGCTCAAGAAGAAGCAAGAAGCGTATCAGAAAATCAAAAGTGGAAAGTTAGAAAGACCTTTGAAAGTGGAGTTCAGTGGAGTGCTACAAAATCTTATGGTTATAGAGTTATTAATAAAAAGTATGTAGTAGTTCCTGAAGAAGCCAAAATTGTAAAATATATATTTGACTTATATATAAACGGCTTAGGTTTTCAAGCAATTTCAAACAAATTACAAAGTGAAAATATTAAACCATTTTACGCTAAGGCATGGAATAAAACTAGTGTTAAAAATATTATAAGTAATATAAATTACACAGGAGATTTATTGTTACAAAAAGGATATAGTGAAAACTTCTTAACTAAAAAATATGTAGCAAACAAAGGAGCTAAAGACCAATTTTTAGTTGAGGATGACCACGAAGCTATTATCTCTAAAGAAATATTTAATAAAGCAATGGATTTGAAACGTGGTCGTGCTAAGTATTTTAAAACATCTAGAGAAACTCAAATTAGATATGAACTATCAGGAAAAATTAAATGTGGAATTTGTGGTAAATCATTTAATCATAGAACAACAAAATATTCTCAAAAATGGATATGTATTACTTATAATGAAAAAGGTAAAAGTGTATGTCCTTCCAAATGCGTACCTGATGCTGAATTGAAAAGAATAACTGATAAGGTTGGTTTAGATAATATTGATTGGGTTGAGGTATTTCCTAATAATGAATTAAAAATATATTTACGTGATGGTACAAATGTAATTGAAAAATGGAATGACTATTCACGTAAGAATTCTTGGACTGATGAAATGAAAGCAAAGGCTAGAGAGCAAGCTATAAAAAAGTCATTAGTTAATTATTTGAGGGGCGGTAATATTAATGGCTAAAGTTACAATTATCCCCTCAAAGAAAAATCCAATAACCTTAACTCCAATCAATGAAATTATTAAAAAGAAGGTTGCTGCTTATGCTCGTGTTTCAACTGATAGTGATGAGCAATTTACTTCATTTGATTCACAATGTAAGGTCTATGAAGATTACATTAAAAGTAAACCTGATTGGGAATTTGTAAAAGTCTATGCTGATGATGGAATATCTGGTACTAATACAAAAAATAGAGTTCAATTTAACCAAATGATTGAGGATGCTCTTGCTGGTAAAATTGATTTGATAATAACAAAGTCTATTTCAAGATTTGCAAGAAATACTTTAGATACTATTTCATATACAAGAAAATTAAAAGCAAGTGGTATTGAGGTTTATTTTGAAAAAGAGAATTTATGGACTTTTGATGATAAAGCGGAGTTCTTATTAGCAATTATGTCATCTATAGCTCAAGAGGAATCAAGGTCTATAAGTCAAAATGTCACAATGGGCAAAAGATGGAAGATGCAAGAAGGAAAAGTCCAATTTGCATATAAGAATTTCCTTGGATATAAAAAGGAAGATGGACAAATTAAAATTGATGATGACCAAGCAGTTATCGTAAAGCTTATTTATAAAATGTTCTTAGTTGATGGCAAGACTTGTTCATATATTGCAAATTATTTAAATTCAAATAATGTTCTTACACCAGCTAGACGTCATAATTGGTCTAAACAAAATATACTTTCAATCTTAAAAAATGAAAAATATAAAGGTGATGCCATTTTGCAAAAGAGTTACATAAAGGACTTCTTGGAACATAAAGCTGTTAAAAATAATGGTGAGCTTCCAAAGTATTATGTTGAAAATAGCCATCCTGCTATTATTGAAAAAGATATGTGGGAGATGGTTCAAGCTGAGCTAAAAAGAAGAGAATTAATCGGTGCATCATACTCATCATGTAATGTGTTCTCATCAAAATTAATATGTGGCGATTGTGGAGCATTTTATGGTAAAAAAGTATGGCACTCAAATGATGCATGGAGAAAAGAGATATTTCAATGTAATAAGAAATTTGCCAAAGGTAAAACTAGATGCAAAACACCATCATTTAGTGAGCAAGTAATAAAAGATAAATTTATTAAGGCTTATAATCTAATGATGGTTGATAAAAATACAGTAGTTAATGATGCTAAAGATGTAATTAATAAATTAACGGATACTACAACATTAGATGTTCAAATTTCTAAATATGAAAATGAAATGGAAATAGTTAGTGAATTGGTTAAAAAATTAGTTAAGGATAATAGCATTCATTTACAAGACCAAAATGACTATGAAGTTAAGTATCAAGAATTAGTTAATAGGCATAATAAGGCAAAAGAATTATATGAAAAATTAAGCGAAGAAAAGAAATATAAACAAGCTAAAGCAATCACATTAAAATCTTACTTATCAACTTTAGAAAATGCTGATACTGAGATTCTAGAATGGAATGATGCCTTATGGATGACAGTACTTGATAAGGCAATTGTGAATAGAGATGAAACAATAACATTTAAATTTATTAATGGTAAAGAAATCACCTTATAAGAGGAGTCTATCAGTTAGTGTCCGCTGATAGACTTTTTTGTCACTATATGGTAAAATATACGCAAGTAAATGCATGTACTTCGTAGGTGCTTCCTAAGTATTCGTGGAGCCGAGTTGAGCGTAGTGCCTTGGGCTCGTTAAAAGGAAGTGCACATTCGGTCACGGAATCAGTGATTGGTCTAGAGTTCTGATGCCACAAAGAACTTATTTTTTAGTTAGATGGAGAATGTTAGCCATGATGTATGGGTTGATAATGTTAAGAGAATATTTAGATGAAATATTAGATGGTACAAAGACTTATGATGCTCGTGCTTACAATACTAATAAGCGTGGATTAATAGCCTTAGTAGATACAAGGAAATCTGCCATTATTGGTATAGTTGAACTCGTAGGAACTAAACCTATTACAGCTGAAGAATATTGTAAATGGCATACAACAGGTAAATGGGCTGGTATGCAGTTTCAAGTAGAAGACATGAATGCTACATATTGGGCCTATTGTTTTATTAATCCAAGAAGATTAGCTAAACCTATTAAAATAAAGAAAACTGGTAGAGTATGGACTAAGCTAGATGATTCAATAAAAAAAGAACTATAGATTTTGCTGCCCAAAATTTAAAATCAGTAATTTTAATAAATAATTAGGGGGAGATTGAATGCCGTGTTATATTGAAAAACATAAAGATATTTTATCTGAAATTAATTACTATAGCAGTAAAGACTTTACTGCGAGTATATTTATTAATAATATAATCAATAATTTGGATTCGTTAGAAGCTAATAAAGAATCTTTAAATTGTGAAGTTAGTGATTTTTATTCATTTTATCAGTATATTTGGATACAGTCAGTTAAAAGATTTATTAAAGATATCAATGAATTTAATATTTCAATAGAAATAAAAGATAAAATTATTAAAATTTTTAATATTAATTCTAATAATAGATCAATAATATCTTATATTAATAATAATTATAATGATATTTTTAATAAAAATAATCATACTGAAGTAAGATTTTATACAATCCAAAATATTTTATTGGACTTAATTTATAATAAATTTTCAAAGACAATTAATGAAAATGTATTTTCATTTTTAGAAAAGAATATGCCTATAACTTTGATTTTAAATTTTGAAATATGTAAAAATTATTATTCAAAGCCTGAAAAAGAAGAAAATTTTAAATCGTTATTTAATGATTTAGAATCATCTAAAGCATTTGATGATCAAATATATTTAAGATTTTTATGTAAAACAAATGGCAACTATCATAAAGAGTTCTTAAGAGAAAAGGCTTCTTTTATTTGTAATAGAGCATTAAATGTTATAAAACAAAATGGAATTGATAGTGATAATGAAATAATAATTCAGCTAGCTAATTTATTAGATGAATACTTAAAATTAGCAAAAATTTTTAAGTTGCCATGTTATGCTGATTTTGTTTCATACAAGAATAAAATAGATAAAGCTTTAGATGAATATTTACATAAACATGGAGAGCATTTAGAATTGGGACCAATATCGTTGCAACAGGTTATTGATTTCTTAAAAAAAGATGCTAATCCATTTAGATTTTTTAGTATTACGCATGGCTTAAAAAATAATAGTTATATAAACAAATGTAATGATATTTTTGATATTGAGCAAAAGAATGCTTTTTCTGAAGTCGTTGGAGAGTATGACAATCCTAGAAGTGATAAATATCCATATTGTAAACAAAAAAGTATGGATTTATATTTAGATATAAATTGTCAAATTTTAAAATGTATTTTAAATGATGAAAAGTTAGCAGTAGATTTTTCTCATTATTTAGTAAGAGTAAGTAACGCGGTTGAACAAAATTATTTTAATAATGATGTTAAAATTGTTTCTGAGTATTTAGGAATTTATGAAATGATTAATAATTTATTTTCATTATATAAAAATTATAGTAGTGATACACCTTTAATAAAAGCTTTAGAAAATGGAAGCTGCCTTATTCTTTGTGGATTGATTGAAAAAATTTTAAGGAATGTTTTAATAAAGGAGGTTGGGAATTCTTTATTTATTGATTTGGACGCAATTACCTTAGCTCAAATTTTAAATCCAAATTATGAATTAAAAGATATTTCAAAGGGACTACGCTATTATTTGGAATATTATTTATTATCTGAAATAAATTCCAATATTCCAAAAGAAGAACGACCAGGTAAAAATATTAGAAATGTTCAAATGCATAATAGAAATGGTAAGTATGGAAAAACGTGTTACAATGATGTAATAATTTTATTTTATTTAGCCCTTTCAATTTTAGGAGATTTAGTAATTAAGACGTTAAAATAACTTTTATCAATTTAAATAATTAATATTAATGATTGTAATATAAAATAATTGGAATGAAAGACAGACTAGATGAAAAATGCTATATTTAAGTAAAAACTTGAATAAAAATTGATCATTTATGAAATTATTTAGAAACTATAAAGTCAAAAAATGTGAATTATGATATACTATATTTATAGATATAGATTTTTGAAAAAAGTCTTATATGAATCATTGAGCAGCTGATAATATAAATTAGTTAATAATACTGCCCAAAGATAGGCAAAATAATTTGTAAATTATATTAAAGAGTTCTCGTTTTTAAAAAAATCAAAAAAATTGATTCAGTTAAAAAATAATAGGAAGTGAAAAGCAAAATGAATATGGGTATAAATTTTAAGAAAAATGTTATAGATGATATATTAAAGTTGCAAGTTGGTGAAAAAATTAAAATAACTTCTGAATTTATTAGTAATTCGTTAGCTGATACTATTGGTAAAAATTATACCTGTGGTATAGATTGTTATTGCCCTAAATGTAAGGAAAACAAAACCTTTATCATTTCAAGCTCAGATTTTTATCAAAGTGCTTTTTGTTTTATTAAGGCAATTAATAGTTCTTTTTCTAGATGCTCATCAGTACCAGGTAGTTTTGTAAATGATCCTCATTCATTATTTTTAAATGAACGAGGAAAGTTTGATCTTGAATTAAAATGTCCTGTATGTAATGAAGTTATATATTTTTATTATATTTATGAAAATGGATATATTATAAAAATTAATACTTATCCTAATTCGATGAATGGATTAAAACAAAAATATAGAAAATACAAATTGTTAAATAATGATGATTACGATTATGCCGAGGAATTTATAACTGGTTGCTATTTGTTTTATAATTCAAAATCTGGAATCGGGTCATTTTGTTATTTAAGAAGGTGCTTAGAAAACTTTGTTAAAGATTATACAAATGATTTATTTAATGAAGAAAAAATTAGTGAAAAATATAACGCATCTTTAAAATTTGAGCAAAAAATAAATATTATTAAAGATGAATTAGATAAAGATGTTTATGATATGTTGAAGCCATTATATTCTATTTTGAGCTTAGGTATTCATGAATTAAAAGAAGAGGAATGTTTAGCTTTTTTTGAACAACTAAGAGGAATACTTGAAATCCTTTTGGATGAAAGACTTGAAAATATAAATAAAAAGAAAATGATTCAAGAATTTAAGAAAAATCTAAATGATAGTAATTCAAAGTTGTTAGCCAAAAAGAGTAATCAATAATTTTATTATGGAGAATGCAATAATATGGTTACATTTGTTTACAAGGGGTCGCATTTTGCTTCTAGGGGTTGCAAAAAAATAGCAAGGGGTTGCAATTGTATTAAAATAGTTAATCATTGCCATATAAGAAGTAATGGTTTGATACAGTAATAATTGCTGTTTCAAGCCTTTTTTTGAGAAGAGTCGACATTCAGCCTGAAACTGAAAAAGAATGTTCTCATATAATTATACAAAGACAAATCGGAATTTTTAAAGGATGTTTGCTATGGATATGAATCTTTCATTTTCTGTACTTACAGCAAATATTATTAGTATACTGCTAATTGGAACGTTGTATTTCGCTAACAGACAAAAAGCGGTTTACAATAGAGAGATGCGACTTCTACAGCAAATGATGGTAATTATAGGGATTGCCAATATTTCTGACTGTTGCGTTTATTATCTTACTAGCAGTTCTAATGTAGTTATCAAAGTTTTGGTCTTTCTGAGCGGATCATGGCTCTTTTTAGGAAATGTAATGATTGGATATTTGTGGGCTAAATTCATAATGGTACATATGAATATCACATTTTCTAATATACGCAGAAATATTTACCGAACAATTGGACTTATTTCTATTGTACTGTTAGTAATCAATATTTTTTATCCATTGGTATTTTCGGTG